GGAAAACGGTCATCCTCGCCGCCGGCATCGGCACCGCCGCCTACTTCGGATTGCAAAAGGCGCTGGAAGGCGCCAACAAAGAAGCCGCCGCCGCAGCCTTGGAAGCTCAAAAGCTGGCGGCTGAGATGGGCAACGCGGCCACCGCCGCTGGGGGAGTGGAGCCCCCCATTGACAACGCCAAGGCCAAGCAGGAAGCGTTCAAGGCTGCCGTGCAGCAGACCAACGCCGAGTATCAGCTGATGGCCGCCACGATTGACGCCACTAGCCAGGCGATCCAGCGGCAGGGGCAGTTGAGAGATGCGGCGCTGAGTGCTGACATCGCAGTCAACAACGCCGCTAAATCTATCTTGGAGTACAAACTAAGCCAGGCAAGAACAGACGCTGACAAGATTCCCATCCTCCTGGAAATCAAGAAAATTGAAATGGAAAACGCCAGGCTTCAAAAAGAAGCGCTTGACGCGCAGATTATTCAGGAGACTGAGATTATTAACTTGAAGCGCCAGAAGGCATGGGAGGAGCTGCGCAGTGCTCAAAGAACATTAGACACAGCAAACGCCATGGGAGAGCAAACCGCTAGGCTCCAAGAACAAGTAAGGCTGATGCAAGTAGCGGCCAATTCGGCAGACACTGAATACAGGATTCAGCAACAGATTGCAGCGGAGAAAGCCCGTGGCAACCAAGCCACCTACAACGCCCAGCGGCAGATCATCGGGCTGGGGATCAATCAGATCCAGAACCAGGCCGCCACCGCAAGGCCAACCGGCCGGACTTTCAACGGACGCCCCACCTACATGGAAAACGGGCGCGAGATGGGGGCCTTCACCACCAATGGAGTCGTGCAGTACAAGCCGATTTCGTTCGCCGGCGGCGGCTACACCGGCAACGCTCCCCGGTCCGGCGGCCTCGATGGCCGCGGCGGCTTCATGGCCATGTTGCACCCCAGGGAGACGATCATCGACCACACGCGGGCCGCGGCCGGTGGATCCGGTGGGGGCGGAGTGCCCAACATCACCATCCGCACCGGCGAGGTGCTGCAGATGCCCGACGGCTCGCAGTGGGTTTCCATGGGCGACCTAGAGCAGGCCATGCAGGCCACCGCTGCTGGAGTGCTGGGGGCGCTGCGCACACCAGGCGCCAGGCTCGCCCTAGGGGGCTCCTGATGGCCAGGGCACAGGTGGCACTGATCGAGCTGGGCGATGGGGCCGGGACGATGTTCGCTCGCTGGCAGACCCAGTGGATGAACCAGATCATCACCTTCGGCGGGGTGCAGTGGGCCTACCGGCAGCTCAGCTGGTCAGGGCTGGTGAGCGGTCAGGGCCAGGGTGAGCAGGCCACCATCACGATGCCGGCCACCAGGGAAAACCACGACCTGTTCGAGCGGGCGCTGGCTGAGCGCTGGCTGTGCTGGATCACGGTCCTGGATTTTGACGAAGTAGCTGGAGACACTGGGATCCCGACCGCTTTCACCGTGGCCGCGGCGACGGTCGGCGAGGCGATCGGCGGCAGCGGCACACTGACCAGCCGCACCATTCAACTCGGCTCGGCCCTGTCGCCGATCGGCGCGCAGTTCCCGCCGCGCTCGGCTACCACCGAGTTGATCGGGGTGCCCTGCCGGCTATGACCGACACCGTTCGCTACGCGCTTCAAACCTTCAACCCTGACGGCAGCCGCCGGTATGCAGTAGGCAGCGGTCGCAGTTCCGGGTCAATTACATCTGCCGGAGACGGCAGCTACAAGGGGCCAGCATTTTCAATCGGAGTGCCATCCGGCAGCAGGGCCCTGTCGTTTGCGCTCCCTGCCACCGGCCAGCTGCCGCCACCGGCCAAGTCCGCTGCCGCCGCCGGCAACTCACCGCTCCGGGTGCCGCAGCGGGCCATGGTGATAGGTGAGCCGATCCCAGTTGTGTTCGGTCGGCGGCGCGGAACCGTGGGCGGTGTGCTGGTGTTCCCGCCAGCGACTGAAGCCCGGTTCGAAAACACCAACAGCACCGTCACCAGCCGCTATCACATGGTGCTGGGCGAAGGCCAGATCGGTTCCGTGCAGGTGCGCGATGCCAGGAATGGTGAGAGCCGGATCGGCAGCTTCAGCCAGAACTACGGCAAACGGGCTGGCAACTGGACGCCCGGCAACTTCGCCACAAGCCACGGCGGAGTGACGCCGATTTTCCCCCACTACACCGGCGGCGGCGGCAACTACAGCGGTATCAGTACCATCGAAGCTGGGGCCACATTCCACCATGATTCCGACGAGTGGAAGACCGCCTGGAACTTCTTTGTCCGCGAGGGCATGACGATCGAGCGGGGCCGCCTGGCGGATGGTGTAGCCGGCGCCTCTGACAACATCGCCGACCTGGTGCTGTGGGCATGGCAGCGCAGCTCCAGGGTGCCGCTGGCGATGATCGACATGGACTCCATGGTTGCCGCGGCCAAGTTTGTGGAGGCCAACGGTCTGTGGTGCAACGGGCTATTCGAGGATTCGGCCAACCTGGGCGATTTCGTGATCAGGATCCTGCCCTTCTTCCTGCTGCGGGAAACGAGGGTAGGAGGCAAGTATGGGCTGAGGCCGTTGCTACCGGCTAACGCGGACGGCAGCATCATCACCGATCCGATCGAGCCCCGCTGGCTGCTGGATGAGCGGATCATCAAGCCCGATTCGTTCCAGCGCACCAACGTCGAAGCGAGCGTCAGGCGAGCCCCGATCCTGAATGTGCTCTGGCGCCAGCAGGCAGATGAGACTGACATCGCGGTGCCTCGCACCTTGCCGATCGGAACGAGCAACGGGACGGACAAGCCGGAGCAGCGCGACCTCTCGCAGTTCTGCACCAGCGAGCTGCACGCCTCTAGGGCCGGCAGCTACGAATATGCGCGGCGGGTGCTGACTGGGCATACAGCAACAGTGAAGCTTCGGACTGGCAGCCAAACCGGCCGGATCAAAGAGGGCGACGTGGTGCAGGTCTACCTGAGAGTCGAAGCCGATGGAGATGCGCCATGGTTTTACAATTACTACTACCAGGTCGAATCAGTCGGGCTCGACTTCACTGGAGAAGAGACGTTATCCCTTACCCATTTCCCGGTAGATGCAGATGGCCGCAGCTTGCTGGCGGATGCTGTCGTCCGGGCGCCCGTAACTGGCATCATCCTCCCCAGCCAGCGGACCGGCCCCAGTGGTGACGTGGCCGGCCGCGACACAGACACCAGCGTGCCGGGCAGCCTTACTGGTGGGACCCCGCTCAGCCCTCCAGGCCAGCCCGGCTTGCCGCCGTTCACTCCACCTGAACAGCCGCCAGAGCCGCCAGCGCCTCCGGCGCCTGGGGATCCTGTCATCCCTGGCCGGCCTGTGCCGCCGCCGGCTGTGCCTAGGGGTTCGGAACAGGATGAGCAAACAAAGGTCTACTTTGTCGAAGGAACAACCTACACCGGGTTTAATACTCATTCAGGGTTCTGGTCGCTGGCTTATACCAAACCAAAGCTAGAAAGCATTCAAAAGGCAAACACGGGAGCGGATGTAGTTCAGCCTTTGGTGTGGGGTGGTCAAATTCAAGAGGTAGGTATTGACCCGCAAAGAGTTACGCTTTCTTTTGAAACTGCGCTCGGCTCTTATTCAATTACTGCACATTATGCCTCTGGCAATGTTACTGTAACAAGTAGTCCTCCTGTGACCGTGGGGCTAATTTTTGGCAGGCATCAGCAATACAACAGTCCAATCTATGGCGGGCAGTTGTTGTGGGACAACGTTTACACGGCGACCGTGACTGAAGTGGGCACAGTTGACGGCAATGGTCTTATCAGCTTCTACGCAGTTGCCAAGCCGGTCTATAGTTGGGGTTAATGGCTGACTTTCCTGCCCTGATCCCAAGCCAGGCGCCGATCACCCCCGGCAACTGGCCCATGGCTGGCCATCAATCGATGGACGGGAAGCGCGGCAACGTCCGCACCGGTTCGCTGGAGATCGGCCGAACGTGGACGCCAATCTTCGAGAACATCACCGAAGCCGACTACCTGACGATTCTGGCCCACTACCGGGCGCACCGGCTGCAGTTCGATCGGTTCGTCTTCACCGTCACCACCCTGGCCGCTGCGCTCACGCCAACCGGCTACGCCTGGCGCTGGGCCGAGTCGCCCCAGGTGGTGGACCGTCATGCCGATGTGTTCGTGGTCCGCTGCGCCTTCTCCTGCGTGCCCCGGCCGCTGGCATCGATGCGTGGGGGGCAGTGGAGATCGGCCGCGTCTACGTTCACCCGCGGTGCGTTCGCTGGTGTGTTCGGCGCTTTCGAGACAGGTGGCCGGTGGGGCTCGGCCGCATCTACGTTCACCCGCGGTGCGTTCTCCGGGGGGCTGGGTGTGTTCGATCTGGGGGGGCAGTGGGGTTCAGCTCAGACCACGTTCACCAGGGGGGCGTTCGCTGGTACCAGTGGCATCTTTGAGTCTGGCGCCCAGTGGGTATCAGCAGCAACGACGTTCGTTCGCGGGCGGATTGCCGGGGCGTCGGTGTTTGAGGCT